CCCCCCCGGGGGGGGGGGGCCCACCGACCTGCAGTCGGCACTGGATGACCCAAGCATCAAGTCCATCATCCTCAACATCGACAGCCCTGGCGGCGTGGCGGCGGGCATCAACGAGCTGGCTGACCAGATCCATGCGGGACGTGCGCGTAAGCGCATTGTGGCCTACGTCGGTGGAACGGGTGCCAGCGCTGCTTACTGGCTGGCGTCTGCGGCCAGCGAGATTGTCATCGATGAGACGGCGTTGCTCGGCAGCATCGGCGTTGTGGTGGAAGCCGTGGTCGAGGGTGAGGCCAGCAGCGGCCGCAAGCGTTACCAGATCGTCAGTCGCAACGCCCCCAACAAGCGGTTGGACATGGCCACCGAAGAGGGGCGTGCCAAGGTCGGTGAAACCGTGGACGCGATGGGCGAGGTGTTTGTGGCCAAGGTCGCCCGCAACCTTGGCGTGGCATCCGACGCTGTTCCTGCAATGGGAGATTTTGGCGGCTTGCGGGTAGGTGCCGCAGCCGTTGAATCGGGCCTTGCTCACCGCCTGGGCTCGCTGGAAGGACTAATTACCGAACTGGCCAAACCGGCCGCGACACAACCGAGGACATTCACTATGACCACCGTCAACTCCACCGCTCAGCTGCGCGAAGCACTGGCCGCTGGCACCGACCCAAACACCATCGAAATTGCCCAGGCCAGCCAGTCCGAACTGGAGGCTGCACGTACGCAAGCCAGCACGCAGGCGGTCACCGTTGAGCGTGAGCGCATCAAGGGCATCAACGGTCTGGCCAGTAAGGGCTTTGAGGCCGAGATTACGGCGGCCATTGATTCCGGGGCCTCTGTCGAGGCAACCGCCTTGCAGTTGTTCAAGGCTGCCCAGGACCGTGGCATTTCTTTGAGCGCCATTAAGGCCGACAGCACCCATGCATCTACTTCTACACCCGCCGATGGCAACGCTCAGGGTGAGCGCAAAGCCGTAGTCGGAGCCATTGTCGCGGGCGCTTCGCGTCGCTGATCAGGAGAACATCATGAGTAATCCAACCCGTCAGACCTACGTCCCCAGTCATCTCTCTGCAGGTGCATTCCCTGTGGTGATTGAGACAGGAATCATTGCGGCAGGCCAGAAGCTCAAGCGTGGCGCGGTGCTCGGTCAGGTCGACGCTTCGGGCGAGTACGTGCTCAGCGCCGCCGCTGCCGACAACGGCTCTCAGGCACCCAAGGCTGTGCTCGACCAAGACGTAGACACCACCGGCGGTGCTTTTCCAGCATCGATCCTTCTCACCGGCGAGGTGCTGGGCTCTGAGCTCATGTTGGGCGAAGGCCTGTCACTCGCCAAAGCAAAAGCAGCCCTGCGGCCGCTGTGCCTGTTCATTCGTTAACCGGAGCTTCTGATGGATATTTTTGACACCCGTACCATGCTTGAAGCCGTCGAGCAGATGCCCACGGCGCGACGTTTTCTGCTGAACACGTTCTTCAATGGCGGCAGCCCCGTGACGTTCCCCACCAAAACGGTGGACATTGATATCGTCAAAGGCCAGCGCAAAATGGCGCCGTTTGTTCATCCTCGCCTGCCCGGCAGCATTTCGCTTCGTGACGGTTACCGGACTGATTCCTACGCGCCGCCTTACATCCAGCCCAAGCGTGAAACGACCGCTGAGCTGGTCCTCAAACGCTCGGCAGGGGACAACCCTTTCTCCAGCCGGTCGCCGTTGGAGCGGGCAGGCCAGATGCTGGGCAAGGATCTGCGCGATCTGGATGACGAGATCATTCGTCGCGAGGAGTGGATGTGTGCCCAGGCACTGACCACCGGCAAGGTCCGCGTGCTGGGCGACGGCGTTGATGACACCATCGATTTTCTCATGGCGAACGATCACAAGATCACGCTGGGCACCGGCCAGTGGGGCAGCGACGACTCGGACCCGATTGGCAACCTGCGCGCTTGGAAACGCAAGATCGCCAAAGACTCTGGCCGCACTGCCAATACCGCTGCGCTCAGTGGTGAGGCGCTTGATGCATTCCAGTCCAATCTGACGGTCATCAAGCAGCTGAACACCCGCCGTGTGGACATGGGCCTCATCAAGCCGGAAGAGCTGCCGGACGGCGTCACGTATCTCGGCTACCTGAACGATCCGGGCGTCGACCTTTACGGCTATGACGAGTGGTATCTGGATGACGAAGGCGATGAGCAACCCATGATCCCAGCGGGCGGCCTGATTCTGGGCGCGACGTCCACGCGTAACGCCATGCTTTACGGTGCGATTCAGGATCTGGAAGCCATCGAGAGCGGGCTGGTCGAAGCGGCGCGCTTCCCCAAGAGCTGGACGACCCAGGAGCCGAGCGCTCGCTGGTTGAAGCTTCAGAGCGCGGCACTCGCCGGTTTGCTGGAGCCGGACGCATTCATCTACGCCAAGGTGGTGTGAGATGGCCAAGAAGCCCAGCTATATCGTGGTGGACGGCTGCATTCAGGAGGGAAGCAACGTCATCCTCAGAGGCAGCCTATATAGCCCGGCCAGCAAAGAGATGGAGGATGCGCTGGTTGCAGAAGGGCGTATCGCCTTGAGCTCGGACCCTCGTGCGCAAGAGGCTATCCAGTCCCAGGCAGCAAGCCGTGACGAAGCTGCTGATGAAACCGACGGTGACTGAACATGAGCTTTCGAGAACTGGCTGAGGACATGGACGCCCAGATCCTTGAATCTCTGGGCGATATCGCAACCGTCGACGGACGCGATATCGCAGGGTTTCTTTCAATCCCGTGGCTGCAACCCAAGCTCGGACGCATCAACACCGGCATCAGGAAACCGCACTTCACGATACGCGTTCATGACGCTACTGGTGTCGCGATTGGTCAGATCGTCTCCATCGACCTGCCTGAGCAGGACGGGGGTGGTCGGTATGACCTGGTCGGCCTGGAGCCAGACGGTACAGGCTGGGTGTCTCTTATCCTGAGGCTAAAGCGATGAGCATAGGCAGTTTCTACAAGCAGTCGGCCAAGGACGGCATGATCACCCTGCAGCCTTCTGCGGGGGATCTTGATGCCTTCAAGGACTTTGCTGCAGCGGTTCCCAAAGCGGCGGCAGCGGCCCAGCGGCGTGCCATCAACAAGACGCTTCGTTGGTTGCGCACGCATATCGCTAGGACCATCGGCCGACAAGAGCGAATCGCTGTGACCGCAGTGCGTCAGCGCCTGCGTGCTTACCCGGTCACTGCTGGCGCGATGCGCGGAAAACTCTGGATGGGTTTAGACGCGATGTCGGCCAGCCGAATCGGCCGGGCTCGGCAGAGCCGTGCCGGTGTAACGGTTGCGGGTCGCCGGTATCAAGGTGCTTTTTTGAAGACGGTGTATGGCGGTAGTCCCGACATATGGATCCGCACGGCGAGCAAGCATTTTGATGCAAGCGATTACGAGCAAACTCATCAGGGAAAACGCCGGTCGGGTTTCATTGAAGAGAACGGCAGCCGCTTCCCACTCGCCAAGGCCAAGGTCTCGCTCGAAGGGGCGCGGCCGCATTTTGATGAGTGGGTCAAACGTGCCGACGCGCGTTTGATTGAGATCCTCAAGCAGGAATTCAACTTCGAACTGCAGAAGTATCTGAGAGGAACAGCCCGTGTCTGACGAAGCTTTCAGCCTTGATCAGCTCTATGCAGCGATTGAGCACCATATCCGCGACGCGATTTGCGGGCTGGAGTATGTCGGCACCATGCCCGACATGCTGCAACAGATAGCTGTGCCAGCAGTGCTGCTGGAAGTATCGGAGTTTGAGCCCGGTATTGATCAAGGCACTGGCGAGTCCGCATTCATCGCACGGTTCGAAGCACGTGTCATTGTCGGTTCAGAGCGTGACGAGTGCCAGAAGCAAGCGGCATTTGCCGCGACCCAACTGGCGGTGTTGTTGCGCGGACAGACGTGGGGCCTGCCTGTCAACGAAGCTGAGTTTGTCCGGGCCGCTCAGGACTGGTCCCGTCCCGAGCTGGATGGGTACGCGGTCTGGCTGATCGAGTGGACGCAGGGCATCTATCTGGGCGACGAGGAGTGGCCGTGGCCCGATCAGCCGCCTGGCAGCTTGGTCTGGGGTTTCAGCCCTGACATCGGGCCAGGCAATGAAGAGTTCTATCGATCTGCGGAGGAGCTGAATGAGCTACGCGAGCGCAGCACATGACCGAATGCTGGCGGCGCTCATCATTCCCTGCCGCGTAGAGGCCGTTGATCTCGGTGCCGCAATGGTCCGCGTGAGCGATGGCGCTGGCTGGACCAGTGCCTGGGTGCGTTGGCATAGTCAGGCAGCGGGCAAGGCGCGCCATTGGCGAGTCCCGACGCTGGGTGAGCAGGGTGCCCTCATCAGCCCTAGCGGCGATCCTGCGCAAGGCACATTTGTTCCTGGGCTTTACGGCAATGCAGGTGCGCCGCCTGATAACCGCGACCACGTAGAGGTATGGCGCTTCGACGATGGCGGTTCTCTCGTCTACGACTGGCAGGCCCACACCTACACGATCAGCCTGCCTACGGGCACTGTAACGGTGAAGGTAGGCGCTTCGACGGTGGTCGTGACGGATGATTCCGCGACCGTTCAATCGCCCTCGATCAACCTCACGGGCAACGTGAAAATCGACGGGTCGTTGCTGGTCACCGGCAACGTGACTGGTATGGGGACGATCCTCGACACCCTGGGCAACAGCAATCACCACAAGCATTGATCCCATCGTTTGACCATCCCCGCGCCATGCGGGTTTTTTGCGTCTGGAGAAAAGCATGAGCAAAACCAAAACCGAGCCGGCGTCTACGGATCTCGTTATCACCGTCGCTCCGCGTGCGTTGTCGCCTGCATCGGAACCCGCACAGATCGACTTTCGTGACACGGTCTTCACTTCCCGAACTGTGGTGCTGCCCAACGGCGGCCTGGTCGACGTGGCACAGGGCGTTGCCTCGGTGGATTCCTCCGATGCCGACGCGCTGGCCTACCTGAAAGCGCATGAAGAGTTTGAGCCACTGGAGTAATCACGATGATCGGAATGGACCGCGAGACGGGCTTGCCCTTGTCGGGCCTCGATCACCTGCGCCAGTCCATTGCGGACATTCTGACCACGCCAGAGGGTAGTCGCAGAATCCGTCCCGAGTACGGCAGCAAGCTGGCCCGGTTCGTTGATTTGCCGGTCACGGCCGGTTGGCGCAGCGCGGTGCAAGCCGAGGTCAGCCGAGCCATCGGGCGATGGGAACCACGGGTGAAACTCCAATCCGTGCGGGCTATATCGGTGATTGATGGGCAAGTCACGTTCGCTTTGAAAGGTACGTATCAGGGCGATAGCTTCACGTTGGAGGTTACAGCATGAGTGCGGTGGATCTGTCGGCGCTGCCTGCGCCACAAGTGCTGGAACCGTTGGACGTTGAAACCACCTATGAGGAAGCGCTGGGCATTTTCCGGGACTGGATGGGAAACAACTGGAATGCCGCGCTTGAGAGCGATCCCGTCACGAAACTGATTGAACTGGGTGCTTACAACAAGCTCGGCAATCGCGCCCGTGTCAACGATGGGTGCAAGGCGTTGCTGCTGGCTTACGCTCGTAAATCTGACCTGGATCAGCTGGCGTTCAACGTAAACCTCAAACGCCTGGTGATCCAGGCGGAAGACCTGACGACCTTTCCCCCAACGGCTGAGGTGAAGGAAGAGGACGACGCGCTGCGCGAGCGTATCCAGCTGGTCTATGAGGGGCTGACTACTGCAGGTCCGCGTAACAGCTACATCCTGCACGCCCGGAACTCGTCGGGCCTGGTCGCTGATGCCACGGCTGAAAGCCCGTCTCCCTCTACGGTGGTCGTCACGGTGCTGGCTTTGAGTGAAACCGGCATTGCGCCCCAGTCATTGCTTGACGAGGTACGCGACTACCTGAGCGACGAGAACATTCGTCCGCTGGGTGATCGGTTGATAGTGCAGAGCGCTGAAATCCTGCCTTACACCATCAACGCGGTGGTGCACATGGTCGGTACTGGCTCGGAGAACGAGACCATTCTGGCGCAGTGCGAAGCGCGCTTGAAGGCCTGGATCAATCCTCGGCGTCGTTTGGGTGTTGAAGTGGCTCGCTCGGCTATCGACGCCCAGCTGCACATCGCAGGCGTTCGTCGCGTGGACCTGGGCGACTGGCTCGACATTCTTCCCAGCAAGTCACAGGCCGCCTATTGCAAGGGCTTCACGCTGACCAAGGGTGACTGACATGAAGAGTCTATTGCCCAACAGCAGTACGCAGCTTGAGCGTGCCATTGAGGCTGCGATAGTCGATGCCACGCCCGTGCCCCTGCGCACACTTTACAACCCGGACACCTGTCCGGTGGAGTTGCTGCCGCACCTGGCCTCCTCATGGTCCGTCGACCGCTGGGACGAGAAATGGTCGGAGCCGGTCAAGCGTAATGCCGTCAAGGCTTCGTTCTATGTCCACGCGCACAAGGGCACCATCGGCGCGTTGCGTCGGGTGGTCGAGCCTTTGGGCTATCTGATCGACATCGTGGAATGGTGGCAGCTCAACCCGCTTGGCGAGCCCGGCACGTTCCAGCTGAAAGTCGGCGTGCTGGACACCGGCATCACGGAACAGATGTACGAAGAGCTGACGGCGCTGATCGATGACGCCAAGCCCGTTTCCCGCCACTTGATCGGCCTTGCCATCAGTCTGGAAACCACCGGCAGCACCTACCTGAGCGCCTCTGTGCAAGAAGGCGACATCATCGACGTTTACCCACCGCAACAGCGAGACATTGTTGTCTCGGGTGTGATCGGTCGTGGCGGACGTGAAACAACTATCGACACCCTGGATGTGTATTCATGATCGATCAAAACTCGCAGTTTTACGCTATCCTGACCAACATCGGCGTCGCCAAACAGGCCAATGCCGATGCCCTGGGCATTGGCTGGAAGATTACCCAGATGGGCGTAGGCGATGCCAACGGCGCAGACCCGCAGCCGGACGCCAAGCAAAAAGCGCTGATCAACGAATGGCGTCGAGCGCCCCTGAATCAGCTTACCCAAGACCCGGCCAACCCGGCGATTATCGTCGCTGAACAGGTCATTCCTGCCGAGGTCGGTGGAAAGTGGATTCGTGAAATCGGCTTGTACGATGCTGACGGTGATCTGGTGGCGATTGCCAACTGCGCGCCGTCGTTCAAGCCATTGCTGGCGCAAGGCTCTGGCCGCACGCAGGTTGTGCGGATGAACCTGATCGTCAGCAACTCGGCCAATGTCGAACTGAAAATTGACCCCAGTGTGGTGTTGGCAACACGCGAGTTTGTAATCAGTGAACTGGCGCGGCAGGACTTCAAGCATTCCGTTCTGGTGGCCACCACGGCCAACATCGCGTTGAGCGGCCTGCAGACCATCGACGGAGTGGCAGTGCCCTCCGGCAAGCGCGTGCTGGTGGTCAAGCAGACCGCCGCCCGTGAAAACGGCATTTGGGTGACGGCGGCGGGCGCTTGGGCTCGGGCTGCTGATGCGGACACTGACCCGCGTGTGACGCCGGGCCTGCTGGTTCACGTCGAGCAAGGCACCATCAATGGTGACAGCGGCTGGCAGTTGATCACTGACGGTACTATCTCACTGGGTGTCACCCCGTTGGCCTTTGAGATGGCTTGGGGGCGCACGGGCGTGGAGGCGGGCACGTATCGCAGTATCACCGTCGACAAATACGGTCGTGTGGTGGCGGCCAGCAACCCAACGAA